AAAATAACTACCAAAGATATTAAGGGACAAGTTATAAAAACAGCTACAAAAGCTGCAGGTGAAGCAGCCAAAAGCACATCAATGGATGTTGTAAATGCAGTTAGAGATATTTTTGTTAACGACCCTGACAATGCTCCAAGTTTAGATGATGTGGCAGAAGGATTAGAAGGGACTAAAAAATTTAACGCTGCCGGTGCGTCAGAAAAAATTAAAATGAGAACTAATGCTTCGAACGCTGTAAATCAATTTTTACAAGCTGTAACTGCAGATAGAAAAGTAAAAGGATTTAAAGATGTAGCACCAGATACTTTAGGAGATATTATTCAATATATTGATGATAATAAAAGAGGTGAATTTAGATTCGCTGAAGGATTCATTAGAGATTACAAAATTAAATTAAGAGATTCTTTAATTAAAGGAGATTTTGGAAAACAAAGAAGAAATATACCTGCACAAAAAGGTAAAGTTATAGATGAAGTGTTTGGTTTATCTGCAACTTTTGAAGATGCTCCAGGCTACACAGAGAACGTGCAAATTATTTCTAATAAAATAAATAAGATAAAAGCAAAACAAATAGACAAACCTTTTGCTGCAATATTAAAAGCTGTCAAAGAAGGTAAAGAAGTTGTGCAATATGGCGGTGATAGGAACGTACCCATATCTGAAGCTATTAAAAAATTTAACGCTAAATCAAAAACATTTAGTAATAAAAATAAAGTGTCTACACCACAAATTCTTTTAGGTGATAATTTAGATGCTACTAAGCTTGTATCAAATTTTAAAGACTACTCACCACAAGCACAAAGAAATATTTTAGATTTATCAGATGAGGGTTTTGTTTTAACTTCTACTAAACCAGCCACACCTGTTGGAAAACTTAATTTTAAACCTGGTATGCAAGATGATGGCAGACTTGTAGATTTAGAGGGTGGACAATCAAAAGGTTTTTTTGGTGGAAAAGAATTAGCAGGAGGACTCTTAAAAACTTTACAAACTTTAGGAACACCAGCAGGTGTTGTAGCCGCTGAATTAGGTTTACCTGGCGGTATTAGATCACAACTACAAAAAGAAGGGTTAGAAAAAACTTTAAGAAATCCTATAACTTATTTAGGTCCAGTTCTTGCAAATATAGGAGCAGAAGCTGTTAAGAATCCTGCATTACAAAGAGCTTTAAATTTAGGTATACCAATAAAATATATAAGAGCCGGGACACCAGTTGGTTTAGGTTTAGCGGGTATATCAGGTCTTGTAGATTCAGCATTAAAATTTCAAGAAGAGTTTGATGCTTTATCACCAGAAGAGCAAAAAAAATATTTAGAAGAACAAGAAGAATTTGGTGAAGATGTACAAGGTGCTGCTGAAGGTGGAATTATGAGAATAGGTCTTGCCGAAGGACCCAAGAAAAAAGGATTGAAAAGTCCAGGTAGAAGAAAGTTTATGAAGGACACAGGTAAGTTAGCAGGTATACTAGCTTTAATTCCTTATCTAGGTAAATTTCTTGCACCGGCTGCAAAAAGTCCGGTGATTCAAGAAGGTGCAAAACTTGGCTTTGATAATTTTTTAAAACTAGTAGCAAAAATTAAAGCGTTTGGTAAAGAAGACCCTGCAAGAACTACTTTGGAAAGACAAAAGGCTACTACTTACACGGGTAAAGATGGAAGTGAATATGAATTAATAGAAGACATATCTACTGGCGATATTAGAGTTATTAGAGACAAAAGTGGAGTAGGTGTCTCCGGAGATAAATCTTACGATGTGATTGAAGACAGATCAACATTTGAATTTAAAATAGGTCAAGCAGATGAAACTACAAAAGGTAAAAAACCACCTGATGAGTATGATGAAGGTAAAGCCGTATTTGATCAAGACGGAACTGTAGCTGATATAGACGAGGTAGACGACGCAACAATTAAGGCAATAGAAGATGAAATTAACTAAGACAATACCCCCTAAATCAGGTCCTCAGTCTGAGGGCTTGCTTATCGATTATAATACTGTTAAACCTGTAAAACTGGAGAAAATAAATGGCAGACGTAGACAAGTCTCTACCAAACGTAGAGCAACAAATAAAAGTTCCATCACCTGAAGAACTCGAAGTAGCTGTACAGGATGAACAAGAAAAAATAGTTAAACAGGGTGAACCTGTAGAGGTAACAGAAAACGAAGATGGTTCTGTAGATATTAATTATGATCCATCCATAGCTTCTGTTGAAGGTGAAGTAAACCATTACGATAATTTAGCAGAACACTTACCAGACGACGTGCTTGGAAGACTTGGAACTTCTTTATATCAAAATTACCAAGACTATAAAAATTCTAGAAAAGATTGGGAAAGAGGATACAGAGAAGGTTTAGATCTTTTAGGATTTAAATACGATAATAGAACAGAACCTTTTCAAGGTGCGAGTGGTGCAACACACCCAGTTTTAGCAGAAGCAGTTACACAGTTTCAAGCGTTAGCTTACAAAGAACTATTACCAGCAAACGGTCCAGTTAGAACACAAATTTTAGGTGTGCCAACACCAGACAAAGAACAACAATCTCAAAGAGTAAAAGATTTTATGAACTATCAAATTATGGATAAGATGAAAGACTATGAGCCAGACTTTGACTCTATGTTATTTCATTTACCATTAGCTGGTTCATCTTTTAAAAAAATTTACTACGACGAAGCAGCACAGACAGCTGTTTCTAAATTTGTACCCGCTGATGACTTGATTGTTCCGTATACAGCTACCTCATTAGATGATGCGGAGTCTATCATTCATCGCGTACAAATATCTGAAAACGAATTAAGAAAACAACAAGTTGCTGGTTTTTATAGAGACATAGATTTAAAACCAGGACCAGCTACCGAAACAGAAGTTCAACAAAAAGAGCGTGAGCTTCAAGGAGAAACTAAAGGAAGAGACGAAGATGTATTTAATTTATTAGAGTGCCACGTAAATTTAGATCTAGAGGGATTTGAAGATATGGGACAAGACGGAGAGCCAACAGGAATTAAACTTCCATATGTTGTAACCATTGAAGAAAATTCTAGAGAAGTTTTATCGATCAAAAGAAATTACGAAATAGGTGATCCTTTACGAAAAAAAATAGATTACTTTGTTCATTTTAAATTTTTACCAGGATTAGGTTTTTATGGTTTTGGTTTAATACATATGATCGGTGGATTATCAAGAACGGCTACGGCTGCATTACGACAACTATTAGACGCAGGGACATTATCTAATTTACCTGCAGGATTTAAACAAAGAGGAATTAGAATCAGAGATGATGCGCAATCTATTCAACCAGGTGAGTTTAGAGATGTGGATGCACCAGGTGGTAACATTAGAGATTCTTTTATGATGCTTCCATTTAAGGAACCATCACAAACTTTATTAGCACTTATGGGCGTCGTAGTACAAGCAGGTCAAAGATTCGCTTCAATAGCAGACTTGCAGGTAGGTGAGGGTAATCAATCAGCAGCTGTGGGTACGACCGTAGCATTGCTAGAAAGAGGCAGCAGAACAATGTCTGCTATACACAAAAGAATTTATGCAGCCCTTAAACAAGAGTTTAAGTTATTGGCAAGAGTTTTTAAGTTATATCTACCTAACGAGTACCCCTACGATGTCGTTGGTGGTCAAAGAATGATTAAGCAAACAGACTTTGATGACAGAGTAGATATATTGCCAGTTGCAGACCCAAATATTTTCTCACAGACACAGCGTATTTCCCTCGCACAGTCGGAACTGCAACTGGCTACATCTAATCCACAGATACATAATTTATACGAAGCGTATAGAAATATGTATGAAGCTTTGGGTGTAAAAGATGTTGATAAACTTTTAATTCGACCACAACCACCCCTACCAAAGGACCCAGCGTTAGAGCATATTGATGCTCTCGCTGGGAAACCGTTCCAAGCTTTCCCTGGTCAGGATCACAGAGCGCACATAACTTCGCATTTAAATTTTATGGCGACGAATATGGCAAGAAACAATCCAATCGTTATGGCTGCATTAGAGAAAAATTGTTTTGAGCACATTTCTTTAATGGCTCAAGAACAAGTTGAGATAGAATTTAGAAATGAAATGCAACAACTTATGATGATGCAACAAAATCCACAGGCAATGATGGATCCAAATATGCAAAATCAAGCTAGAATGATTTCTGAAAAAATAGAAGCAAGAAAAGCACAACTGATTGCTGATATGATGGGTGAATTTACAATGGAAGAGAAGAAAATTACTTCACAATTTGACAATGACCCTATTGCTAAACTAAGAGCAAGAGAATTAGACCTTCAAGCACAAGAAAATCAAAGAAAACGTAAAGAAGGTGAGGATAGATTGAACCTCGATAAGATGAGAGCGATGATGAATCAAGAAAATCAAGACGAAAAACTTGATCAAAACGAAGAATTAGCAAAATTAAGAGCAAATACTTCGATTGAAAAAACAATATTATCAAAAACGCTACCAAGTGCTAAAGATATGGGCTCTGGAAGTGTGATAATTAAGAAAGAGGAGTAAAAATGTCGACAAAAAAGGAAAAAAAGGTTAAAAAAGTAATGAGGGAGTTTAAAAAAGGTAAACTCAACATCGGCGGCAGTGATAAAAAAGTGAAAAGTCGTAAACAAGCTATCGCGATTGCACTTTCTGAGGCCGGAATTAAGAAAAAAAGGAGCTAATATGGCAGAAGATAAAAAAAAGAACCTAAACCATGAAATGTTTACAAACAAAGATGGTTATGTTGAAGGTGGAAAAGAGATTGAGACTACTAATCCAACTGAAACACAAGAAGAAGAGGTTCAAGGACAAGGAAATATCTTAGCAGAGAAAAAAAGAAAAGCTAAGTGGTACTAATTTATGGCGTGGTTTAGTTTAGCAAAGATTGCAATGCAAGCTGGCGCGAAAATCTATTCTAATCGCCAGAAAACAAAGATGGCTATGTCTGATGCACAATTAATGCACGCAGAACGTATGGCCCGAGGAGAGGAAGCTTACCAGGGCAAACTTCTTGAAGCTAGACAATCGGACTGGAAAGACGAATTTGTGTTGATTATTTTGTCGGCTCCGATTATAGTGTTGGCCT